CCCCCGCCACTCATATCGTAAATATCAGCCGCCCACCCCTCACGGCGTACCGTGTACGCAACGGGGCTTTCATAATTCAATAGGTTTTGTAAACCGCAATAAGGGACACAAATAATTTTGTTGTAATTTGCCCGGATTGCTTTTTGTGTTGTCTTGAATTTCATTTTGTCTTACCTCCTTAAAAAATCGCCGTGGGGAGTGCGTCCCACCATTTTTTCCCGCCGCCCTCGATACCGAACATTTCAATAAAACTATTGATATGTCGCATTGTGGTAGCACTGTACCCGCTCCACATTCGGACAAATTTGCCGCTTTTATCAATCTTGCAAACGATAGTATCGTAGGACTGTAAAAGCGTTTCCCCGTCCGTTTCAATAACTTTCGCTTTCCCGTAAAAGGATTTTGCGCGGTCATAGCCGCCCGGCGTCAATTCGTAAATTCGCATTTTGTAAACCTCCTATAATCTGTTTTGTGTTGTTTATTATCCTGTTGTGATTATAGTATAATTCGCCTTTTCCGAATTGTCAACCCCTTTTTCAATATTTTTTATCTTTTTCGGATTATTTTTTGCTTTCCTTTTGCTATATAATGTATAGCCGCCAAAATGGAGCATTTTACTTTATTGCAGTAAAGCGTTAATACAACCCGCCCAAAATCCCCAAAATTCTGTGAAAAATCCACGCAAAAAAGACCGCCCAACGGTGTCGGCGCATGAGCCGCTTTCCCGTCCGGGCGGTCTGATTGATAGTCGATAGTCGAAAGTCGTTTGAGAGTCGAGAGTCGTTAGTCGCTCTGAGAGTCGCTGTCAGAGTCGATGAGATAACGCTGTCGAATATCCTCCGCGTCATAGTCGGAGTCGTTTTGCGTATTGGGAGTGAGGACATACTCGGTCTTGTCTTGGTAGCCGTAGTTGTTCTTGCCAAGGAAGATACCGCTAACGGGGTTAATTTTGCCACTGTTCATGTAGGTTTCCCACTGATTTTCCATCATAAAGTACGCCTTTTTAATGGTGTTCGCCACCTCCGGGCGCAGGTTGACCGTTTCACCCCTACCATTGATAGCCCCATTACGAGCAACCGCCCACAGCCATTGACGGCTATGTCCATTCAGAGCAATCGCCATACCAACGACCGTAGGTTTCATATCAGCTTGAGCATACAGGCTAAAATATTCCATCAACCTGTTTTCAACTGCTTCCACATCGTCAAGGTCAATCTCCGGCATTTTCATCAATGCCATATTGACTTGCAAAATCTTTGCATTGTCTCCCTTTTCAAGCATAAGCCCGTTATCACCAATGACAGGCGAGTTTCCACCACGGGGCTTTTTCTTAATCACCTGCACATCTTTCTGCTCTTTTTTCACTGCCATTTTTCAATGCACCTCCGTAAAATCGTATAGTCGCACGAGAGTCCTCTTTTCAAGCCGGAGAGTCCTCTTTTCTTCTTATTCTTCTTGGGTAAAAGTAGTCTAAGTAGTTAAAAATCGGTTTTTGCGTGTAACTTCTTATAGTAGGGATTTTCCTATATAGAGGAAGTTACACGCAAAACCTTAAAAACAACTACTTTGACTACTTGAAAAACCTCAATTCAATCCGAACAAGACTATTTCTCAATCCGATTAGGACAACCGCCCAAAAACATCGGTATCTAATTCGGATAAGAAATTATCTCTTTTGTCTGTACCCCTCCGATTTCGGTCTGAAAATCCAAAAGTCGAAAAGATTATTTTCCAATCCGATTAGGATTATCTCCCTAATGTCGTTTAGGATTATTTTTCAATCCGATTCGGATAATCGAGCTTTTTCATTTTCGAGCAGGAAAGCCACCAACATTTGAGACTTCATTTTCCAACTCGCAAGCCACGACATGAGCGTTCCGTCCAGTATGTAAGAGGGGATTTCCACGGGATTTATGTCCTCAAGCATACCCGAAAGCTCAGTCAGCATTTTCATTTCCATCGGTCTCACCGCCTTTCACGAAATGGAGAACAATATCGTACCCGTCCTCGGTTTCCATCACATCATAGGAATGTGCTTCGTCCAGTACATAGCCGCTCTCGATAGGGATTTCACGGTTGTACGGGTCGAGGTTGTAGGAGCTGTTGCGGTACGCTATTCGTGGGTAAGTTGGGCTGATGTCTCGCCCTGCGGAACAGGAGGTAGTACCAAGTAATACCACCAAGCAGAAAGCGAGAACACCGCATTTTCTCATTTCCATGCGTAACCCTCCTCACAGTCATAGTCGATAACTCGCTTGACCTCTACCGATTTGAGAACTACAATGCGATAGTCTTTCCCGCACCTGCGACTGTTGTAGTCAGCTACGGCATATCTCAAATCGGAGTAGGTACGCATTTCATTGAAGCTCGTTCTCTGTCGTGGGGGATTGTAACGGTAGTCTGTGCCATAAAGAAACTTACCTGTCCTCTGATTCTGAATCGCAAACATTTTCGTGCTGTCCCTCCTTAACAGGCGTGAACACGGTAGGATTATCCAGTATTACCATGTGAAGCACATTCGCAAGCTCGTCCACCTTTTTCTCATCATGTTCGGTGTAACCCAAATGGTCGAGCATACCGTGAATCATTTCGTGAAGAAAGTCGGCTTCCATTTTTGCCTGTGCGTTCGGACAGATACGGATAACCAAGTCGGTGTAAGAGATTTCGCCGGAGTAATTCACATTACCAAGGTCGAGCTTGTTCGTAATTTCCACACCGTAGACCTTTGCACCAATTTTCAGCTTTTCGGGAATTGTCATTTTCTGTACCTCTTTTCTACGGACTGAATCCGCTCGTAGATGTCCTCAAGGGACTCCGTAACCACGATATAATCCTCCTCGCCGCCTGTGAAACAAACGGCGTTCCTACCCTGTACGCAAGTGACAGCGGTGACGAGGTTGAGATTTACAAGCACCTGCCCGATAGTCGGGCTTGTGAGCCAAATGAACATAATCATTCCTCCTCGAAAACATCTAAGTCGATTGTCATTTCTGTCTCGGTATCAGCAATAGCAACATACCCAATACCCTCACATACATCGACCACTTGAAGACAATCTAAATCATCTCCCGTAGCTTCGATAAAACTGTCGCGGTCAATTTCGACCAGTTTGAAATATCGTGCCATCGTTTTACCTCCTCAGTTGTCCACATTCAGAATGATACAGGGCTTCCAATAGGGGTCATACTCTGCCATTTCTTTTTTCACAAGAGCGTCAAACTCCTCATCGGTGCAATTCCTGTCGGCAAGACTATCTGCGACGGCTTCCTCGAACTCGTCCCTGTCGGTGAAGCACATACAGTCGTTGACGCTTTGAGAGCAGTCGAGATATTCTCCCTTATATGCCTTGACATAACTGCAACTCATATATGAGTAGTCCCCGCTGTTGGCTTCCTCACCCGCAAACACGATGAGCGGGAGGGTAGGATTTTCACGGATAAGCTGACGCAGTTCGTCAGCAGAATGGAGTAGCCCTGTCGGGCGGCGTTCATCGTTCGTCATTTTTCAAGTCCTCCTTTAGCGCGGCGGCAAGGCGTAGGCAAACGCCCACATGATATGCAATGCACCCCTCGCCAATGCACGGGTAAAAACACTGTGAGGTAAAATCACCCTGTCCTCTTAAAACCGCCTTATGCTCATCGGTATATACTCTGTACGGGCAGGACTTAAAGCGTCCTTTCTCATCTAAGCAAGAAGCGTTCATTTATACTACCTCCTTGAGCTTCAAGCCCCAATAAATCATAAATCCACTGGAAGTCGATTTACGGTCAAACCATTCGGGGTGGCGTTCCATCTCAGCATTGAACTTCCGCGCCGATAGCACATACGCTCCCTCAGACTTCGCCCACAGCTTGAACGCTTGATACAGGTCTTTCGCCTTGATAATATTGTTCTTAGCGTCAGTCCTGTTGTCAGAGTAGTCGGTCAGTCGTACACAGCGGTTTTCAAGGAACTGCAACACAAGGTCGTTGTCCCGCTCATACCGCTCGACCACATCAGACAAGCTCTTGGACATTGCGAGACCGTTTTCCTTGTACTTGATATATCCGCGCACAAGCCACATGAAAATGCCGCTCATAGCTTCCGTGGAGGTCAGCTCGTCCTTGAGGTGAGTGTCCTGCTCCTCCGGCGTAAAGTGTCGATTGAACTCAATCACCTTGATACGCTGTGAAGCGAACAGGGACTTGTCCGTAACCATCGGCAGGTCATTACAGGAGAGCCACAAAGTAAACTGAGGGCGATAGGTGATAGCGGTCTGATAGAGCGCACGAGCGGAGATTTCCTCACCGCCTGTAAGCTGTTTGATTTTCTCCTCGTCCAGTTTGCCGTACTCATTGCTCTCGCTCATCGTAACAAACCGTTTGCCTTTCAGTCCTGCAAGGGTAGGGGAAGCGGCTTCGGCGTCTTTCTGTCTGTCACCTCGGCAAATCATACCGACAGGGGCAACCTTGGCGTAATCCCCAAGCATATACTCAATGGTGTTGAGCAGAGTAGACTTGCCGTTGCGGGTTGTTTTTCCGTGGAGGATAAACATACACTCCTCGTTGCTCATGCCAAGCATGGAGTACCCAAGAGCGCGTTGCAGGAAGTCGGCTTTATCCTTATCGCCCTGTGTGACTTCATCAATGAACTGTTCCCACCGCTTACACTTCACATCACGGCGTACTGTGTGCCGGAAACGGGTCTGCATTGTGAGGAAATCGTCCCACCGTGGTTCACGGAACGAGTAGTCCTCCAAAGAGTAAGTACCGTTGAGACAGTTTATGAGGTAGGGGTTGGAGTCGAAATCCGTAGCAGAAATGCGGAGTTCACCTGTTGCGTCCTTGAGTATGCGGTCGCGCATACGCCTGTCACCCATCTTGTTCACGAACGAGGTGTACGCCTTGCGGGTATCATCGTCCGTAATCTCGCCACAATAGAGTATCATCAAGCGAACAAAGTCCTTGATTTTCTCGGAGACAAGGATTGCACCCTCGTCCTTGCGCCACGCCCCCTCAAAGTAGGTGTACCAACTCTTGTGTTCGGTGCAGTACCGCGCTTCACGGTTGTAGAGCATACCGAACAGGTTTGCCATACCCATTTCAGACCACTCAAAGCCGGAGGAGGTTTCGTCTGCCCGTTCGGGGTGATAGGACTTGATAATATACATTTTGTCGGACAGGTCTTCGTCCATAATGCACCTGCCGTTGCTCAGTTCAAAAAGTTCTCTGTCACCTGCCATCTCTAATCTCCTCCACATACGGTAATTGTTTCAGAATTTTGCAGAACTCCCGCCACTCGTCCAGTTTATGACCCTCGCGGTAGTCGAGCATATTCATCACATTTTCATAGGTCATGCTGACTGTGCGCCGCTGATTGTAACTGGACGGGAGGAGCTGAATCATTTGCCACCAATAGCGTTTATCTTTAGTTGCAATAAACTTTGTTCTCGCTCTGTTCAAGAGCGGAATAATGGTATCGTCCAAGCAAGCCAACCACCCGGTCTCTAAGTGTTCATCGGAAAAATCTTCAATGGAGAACTCCTTTGCCGCGATTTTGTGCATGGTGGAACAGGAGTTGGCGGTCGTGCCTACCTTGTAGGTATCGAACTCTTTCCACCAATAGAGCGGGGCAGTGATGTCCATGACTGCAAAAATCTGTCTGAGGTACTTTCTGTGTGGCTGACCTCCGACATAAAGCTGTCGCATGAGCTTGAGGTCGTTCTCGTCGATTTTCAAATCGGGAACAAACTCTCCCGAACACGCTTCGTACCCAAAGGAGCTATCCGACCTCGACCAACTGTTCAAGGGGTTTCTCATACCACGGATAGCGTGTTCAAAGCCCCAAGTCTCAATGTTTTCTACTTTAATCATCGGTTGTTTCCTCCCATCAATTTATCAAGAATTTGCTCGTATAGAGACTTGTAAAGGTCTCGCTCCACCTCTGCGTGTGAGCTTTCCTGCGGTGCTGTTTCCTCAATCCCCCCCCCCAACGGGCGAGGAGTTGCTGATACCAAGGGACACCCGCAGAGCATTGTCGATGTTTTTCAGCTCTTTCGTGGTGCAAGACTTAATGAATGTGGAGAGCCTGTCTTTCGATACCGTCTGAATATTCTCGCAGAGGGCAGTGGACGGAACACGGCACATCACAGGGACATGGGTGGGGAGCGGTTTCTTTTCCTGTAAGGTCAGAAATACAATCTCCACATTCGGAGAATACTTGTTGTTTGTGTCATTCGACACAATCACGCCGGGTCTCCCCGCTCTCTGCTCAGAGCCAGTGACCGTATAAAACGGCGTTATGTAGAAAATGTCCCCACGGTAATACTCAGTCATTTTATAAACCTCCTTAATCTTATTGAGACTACTTCTTGTCTCTTTGCGATTGGAGTATAACACGAAAAAGATTATCTGTCAATATTATTTGTGCAATTATTTATCTTTTTTGTGTTATCTCCCGCTGAACCTGCCGGATAATGATTTCTCCGTCAACATCGGTGAGGAAAGTGAACCAATCCGAGCGGAAGAACCTCTCACACTCCGCAATGCCGGAGGTGTTCCCATCGTCCAACGCTGTGCGGTAATCCTTGACCGCTTGCAGAATAATCGCGTTTATAAGCGCGTGATAGGGTTCGTATTTCATCGTTTGTACCGTGTCACACTGTTACAAATTGTCTGTATCTCACCTCTGTCGAGGGGAGGGTCACAGGCAACTGTGTTGCAGTAGAGCAGTTCGTCATATATCTGTTGCTTACTGTACCCTTGGTTGTGGAGCATACCCGCAAGGGAGGTCAGACAGATATTTCGGCTTCCGTTTGGTATGCGGGGATAGACAGGACGGAGCTTGATACGATTGTTTTCGGGCATTTCCCATATCGGGCAGTAGATACGACCACCAAAGGTCGGAGTCTCTTTCTCCTGTCGGGTATCGGGAAAATACTTCTCGACAATATACTCAATCGCGCTCTGATTTTCTTCGATGGTGCGATAGAGGAGCGTATCGCCTGTCATAATGAAGTATCGGGAGGACTTGTAAATCTCCACACCCGCAAGGTTGTTCTTGCCCTTAAATGGCAAGTCACCTTTGAGCAGGATATGAAAGCCGCGTCCGCTCTTGGATTTCTCCGTATAGCTTTGGCACTTACCGATAATGTCAGCGGCAAGCTGAGAGAGAAACCCGTCCTCGTCATATCCCGCGTCAATGTCCACACCTACAAGTCCGTTGTCGTTGAACACGAACCCGCAGTAATCGTAGTGACCCTCTGACACGGATTTGTGCGCGGTATCAAAATCAGCCCATGTTTGCGGGTTGACGGAGGACGCGGCTTCATTCTCCCATGCTTTCATCGGGACTTTGCTATCCCCACGAGTACAAACCCACTGATTCAGTTTTTTCAGTTCTGTAGGTATGTTCTCGTAGCAGGTCACACAAGTCCCCTCCTTTTCGCAATTTTGCGTTCAAGCTCATTCACGAGCTTCCAAAGAATATCCTGTTTAATCTCCAACGCAACGGACAGGTTGTAGATGTTATCGGGAATCGTATCTCCCTCACGGTAGATAGTAAGGAGCATTTCCTGTTCCTTGTCCGTAAAGCCTTTCAGTGCGCTATCACAGGCGAACCAATTCTTTTTATCTGCGTCACTGCGGAACTTCGGGTTAGTGTGACGAGCGTAGAAACGCATACAGTGTTGGACATATTCGGAGTAAAATGTTCTCATTCCGCAACGCCCTCCGTTTTACGGGAAGCGGACTTCTTGAACACCTCTCCGGCAAAGTACCACTTATCGTCCACATTGATGGGGTAGCCCTCAATATCGGACTTTTTGACTTCACCAGTGTCGATAATGTGCTGTGCGGAAGCGACCGCCATCTGATTTTTCACAAAATCCTTACCCGTCTTGAGCAGGAAAGCAACCTTACCGTTTGCAGTCTTGAGCTTGTAACTCATTTCTTTTCCTCCTTATTCCATTCGGAAATGTCAATTCCGTAATCTCTCAGTTTTCGGGAGCAAAGCCACGCCTTGTCCTCGTCTCCCATTTCATACCGCTTAACCAGTGCGTCAAGCTCAGTGGAAAAGGAATCGTAAAACGCCCTCAGACGCTTTTTACCGAACCCAAATTTTTCGTGAAGTAACCACAGGATAACCGCGTCCACCTCATCGGCGTTCTTTTTGTCGTACTCCGCGCACTGTCGGAGGATTTCAGCGTCAATCGCTTTCTGCTCCTTGGCAGAAAATTGAACGCCGAAAATGTGACCGTTCGCTCTCTTGAATACCGCCATCGTCAAATCCCTACCACATGAGACGCAAGCATATCTGCTTGGTGCGTCCACAGGACATTCGGGAAAGCGTGTACGGCGCGAGTGTAATCTCGCCATTCTTCTTTCTCAGTAAACGCGCCCATGTGGTATCGAATACAGGCGGTCTCCTCATCGGTCAGCGTTGTAAACTGAGAGAGCAGTATAATGGACTTATCACCATGCCCCTTATACATCGTATTGGGGTTATACTCATATCGAGTAGGTTCACCCACGGTGTACGGAGTGCTGTTGTCAATGCGGTACTGGTCGATTTTGCACAGGTCGTGGAACATACCCACAAGGAACGGACTCGCGGGGCGTTTCCACTTGAGACCGTTCGCCGCCGACAGTTCCACAAGCAGGTTCATCACCATAAAGGAATGGTCGAACAAACCGCCCTCGTAATTACCGTGGTACTTGGTGCTTGCCGGGGCGGTGAAAAATCCGTTTTCCGCAAGCCATTTGAGAAAATCCTCCTTGACGATTTCGGAGAGGTTGGTTGCCATCATAAGGTCAAGGCGTTCTTTATCGGTCATTTCTGCACCTCCTCAGTGAATGGTAGGTCGCAACATTCGGGGTGGTAATTCTGCGTCCACAACGCACCGAGCATATTCCACAGGAACGCTCTGTCGTGAGGTTCATCATCGTCACCACGGGTGAACTTGATGTAGTGGCGTACACCACTGTCGATATAACAGTGGAGGGGAATACCCTTTTGCCAATTCCGTTCACCATATTTGTTGCAACCGTCCTCGTAGTGTTTGGAGACTTCCAACATAGCTGTGTTGAGAGTCCCGTATCGAGCTTCTGAAAAAGACTTGATTGCCTTTACAAGAGAGGTTCTGTTGCCGGAACGAACATACTGGTCGATGTAACAAAGGATTTCATCGTCCATAATGTCAGCGACAATATCAAGCGGGAGCAGGTCACACCTGCCTTTGCCCTCGCAAATATCGCGTACTGCGCCGGAATCAAACTCTCTGCGGTTGCCACTGTCCTGTAATTCCATTTACGACATCTCCTTTAGAGGGAGGGGAGCTTTCGCTCCCCCATACCCATCAACCTCCGAGCAGTGCGTCAAGGTCGAGACCCTTTTTCGGTGCGGCAGGAGCGGGAGCAGTAACCTGTTTCTGAGGGACAGGAGCGGCGTTCTTGTCCTTGCCGAGCGTCAGCGCACGGGACACGGGTTCGGTATCAAAATACTCAGCTGGAGCTTTATCACCGAGATTTGCGAAAGTGACCGTTTTGTTCGGGTCTTTATTGGACGGGAGCTTGGTGTGAACGACCTCCGCTTCAATAAAGTGGTCGATAAGCTCCATCGGGTCAATGTCCTCAAGGGTGTAATCGCCCATAGCGGTCTTGGCGAAATAGGAGAAAGCGTTCAGAGCCTTTTCGTTCGGTTCATCGTTCTTGTCCTTGATGGTAAAGCGTTCGGTCTGAGTCATACCCGCCGCGTTCACGAGCTTAATCTCAATCTTGCCAAACTCCTCATCGTAGGACACATCGTAAATGCGGAACACATAAGTTCCCTCCGGGATAAGAGTGAAACCACTCGTCATAGGGATTCTTGCCATGTTATTTACCCTCCTTAATATTCGGTACGGAGAATGACTCCGACAATTTCCTCGTCCACGAGGTCTACAGGTCTCTTGATAACCAATGCGGAAATCTTCTCGTCAACGAACATTTCCACAATGTCACCACGCTCGATAAGAGCATAGCCATCATTGCAGATAGCGGTCTTATCAATGCCGTTTTTGGTGGCGAAGATACGCACACAGTCCTTGATTACACCATCGGCAACAGGCATGACCGCTTCGACCAGCTCACAAGGCTGAGAGAAAGAGTCGTAATTGATGATGTTCTCGATGAGAGAGAGCATACTCGTGCTATCACAAGCGGTTACAGTGCGAATGTCTTCCGGGACTTTCATAAAGATAGAGCAGGAGGACAACCAACGGTCTCCATTTTCACGAACATAGAGAATACCATCAGCTCCAAGAGATTTTACGAATTTCTTAAATTTCATTGTCTTTATCCTCCTTATTTCACCGTCATGCGGTATTGTTCAGATTTCTTCTGATATTTGTCGAGCAGACCGTCCTTTTCCAGAGCCTTTTTGTCGATGGTCGTGGTTTCCGAGCGGGACACCGACCAAGTGTAGGTCGCGCCCTTGATTTCAACTTTTTTATCACCGTCACGGAACTGCCCCATAGCGTGTTCCTTGATGATGTTGTTGATTTCACCGAGCCGCTTTTCCTTATCGGCGATAGTGGCGGTGGTCTTGTCGATTTCACTCTTGAGACTTTCCGCTTCGGTGATAAGGGCGTTGATGTCGGTGTCGGGTGCGAGACTGTGAGTACGCAGAGCCGCAAGCAGTTCAGCGTCCTTTTTCTCGTCATAGACAGGGGAAATACCGCTGTCCACATACTCAGCCCACCAGTTTTCAACGAACTTGATTTTGTCCTCGAAATCGGGGTAACGCTCACTCACCTTGAACTCCACGGTAATGGTGTTCTTGATGTTCGGTGTGTACTTCGTGGGGTCAGCGTAGTCCTTTTCTTCAAGGAAAGACGCGACCATAATCACATTGTCCACACCGAGCAGGTAAGCGTAGAGGGCAGCTTGCAGAGCGTAATATTCGGGAGCGTCATTCTGCCAGTCTTCGATACGCTTGGTGGTCTTCATTTCGAGAACCGTATCAACCGTACCGTTCTCGTCCACACCGAGGAAGTCCCACATACCGCCGAAATGCTTACTGTTGGGGAAGAAATCACCCCAAGTGGATTTGAAATAATCCTCACCGTAGCGGTCAGTCGGAGTGATGATGTCCATGCCGTAGGACTTCTTCATATACTCAGCCTGTTTCGGTTCGATTGCCTTACCTGCCTTTGTATAGATAGTGTCCTCGAACGGGGTCTCATAGGTCTTGGTGATTGCAAGCCACATCTCGAACGGAGTAGACCACGGGTTCATACCGAGAATTGTGGCAAAGCGAGTACCCGTGACTTTCTTGGTGCGCTTCGGCGGGTTGATTTTAATTTGTTTGCTGTCAAGCCATTCCATTACTCGTTACCTCCCTCAAGCATAGCGGTGATTTTCTGAATGAGTGTTTCACAGTCAGACTTACTGATAGAGGTAAAGCCCTCCGTCTGAACTGCAATCTGAGCAATCATTTCCTCCTTGGTGGGGTCAGCGTCCTTGAGCTTTTTCAGCACCGCCTTGAGACCCTTAATCTGCAACGGGGTTGCATTGTCCTGCGGGGCGGTGAGTTCCTGCTTCACTTCCTGTCGCTGTTCGGGAGTAGCCGGAGGAGCTTTCGGAGCGGGTGCGGGAGCAGGTCTGCCAAGCTCACCGTCAATGCTGTCGCTCTCACAAATGTCGAGCGCAATCATATACAGGTAACGGCGCATATAGGTGATGGAAGAACCAAGGGCTTGCATTTCGTTAGTAGCCTGTTTTCCGGCGTTGCTGATAATCGGGGCAATCTGATTGAACGGGGCAACAAACGGGATATACTCCTCATCGGGATTGTCGATGTTGACAATCTTCATCGTTGCCACATCAGAGGTAAAAGTCACGATAGGGATAAGACCGACCTCGCTGAAAATGCGGGTGGCGGTAGGCACAATATCGTCAAGCTCGAAATACTTGAACGACAGGTGCATATTCTTACCCGTTTTCTGCACATCGGCTTGCAGGAACATCTCCCTTGCCTTGAGCAATTTCTGATAAACATTCAGCGTGACGGTCTCTTTCTTTGCAGTAGTAGCCATTTTGCGTTTTCCTCCTTTTTTCTTTTCGGGCTTGATACCCAAGAAATCATTGATTCGCTTTTTTGCCATTTCGATGTAAAATGTTTTGTCTACATCGTCTATGGTTAGATGATTGTCGTTGTCGATGATACAGTGGTCGGGGAGCATTTCGATTTTCGCAGTAGCGTCCGTCTCAGCTTTGACCTTGAACAATTTCCCGTACCGTTCGTCTGCCGTAGCATATACACGGTTTACTTTCTGCACCGGGACTTGCTCACCATCGACAATGTGATAGGCTTCACGGTATTTCGCACCTGCCTTTGCTATCAACTGGAAATCGAAAATATCTGTACTGCCGTTGATTGTTTCCTCAACGGGTGTACCGTGGACGAAATACTCAATCAGAGCCTTTTTCACGATAACCATATTGTTATTGATAGCCCACGCGCCCTTGACGGACACGCCATAGTTCAGATAGCCGCCAACCGTCTTGACCTCACCATTGGTCTTAATCATCAAGAGGTTGTTCACATCTTTAATCCAAACCCGCTGAATATCATCGACCTCAAGCTCGAACTTCGTTTCTGCTTCCCAAGCGTGGGCGATTTCGTCCACGAGAGCCAGTTCCGTTTTGTCGATGGAGTACATCAGACCATCGGTATTGAGGTTCAAGAGCTTTATCGTCTTACAGGCGTTCAGCAGACGCATGGTAAGTACCGTTAGGAACAACTGTCCCGATATTCGCAGAGAGCGGGTCGGGAGCGGGTCATACAGGTCGTTGTAGCGGTTTTCCTGTGCGCCGGACACGGTATTGAGCGGTAGCTTCAAGTCCTTTGCTGTCTGCTTATCCCCGTTGTGCTTCGCCTGTATACGGTCACGCTTGATAGCGTAGAACAGTTCGGGGTCGGGGACATTACGGGACAAGTAGTTGTAAATCTCAATCAGAGAGGGGTACAGACTTGATACATCTCTGTTCTGAATGACCCTATCCTCTGTTGCTTCCTCATAATAGCCTGTCAGACTGCCGTGGACACCACCCCAAGCGTATTTACAGGGCATACCGCCAATCTCAATCTCAAATGAGGTCTTAAACAGAACCTCATCGGGAATGGACTTATCGAGAATGGTCTCGAAAAAGTCCAGTATCGGCTTTGGGATAACGGTGGTATCGAGGTTTGCCGGATAGACATACTCTCGCCCATCGTCCCATTCTTTACGCTCTGCCCGTAACATCATTGCGGTTAGCTTGGCATTGGTGGCGGCGAGGGACTTAACCTCATCAATTCCTGCTCGTTTACCGAGGTTCTTTTTGGTCTTGAGGTAGTCCGCTCTGAGCTTCATCAGCTCGTGGGTAGCGTCAACATCGTGCTTACAGTAGTGAACGGTCTGTTGCAACTCGTCCTCCGTAAGCGGTCTGTCGAGGTCAAACGATACCTCCGTCTCTTGAATATCCATTCCCATGTGACCCTCAATAGCCTTGAGGGATAGACCCAACTGAACATCATCTCGAATGTCCACATTGTTGAAACGGAAGTAAAATGCCTTGAGCGGTGCATACTCCCAACCGCGACCGCCGCCGATGAGGAAATCGTTGAGTTGCTTGATTTCCTGCGGGGAAAAATCGTTTGCGGCGGCTTTAATGATGAATTGGTCGTAGTGTTTGGAGTTAAATCCAACATAGATACCATCGTCATACAGGCACTCTCTGAGAGCTTCGCTGTCGTTGTGAATGACCGTATGCGTCCCCGTTTCCACATCTTTGAACACTACAATCCAGTCAAAGGCAAAAACCTCAACATCGTATACAATCAGTCTCATTTCTCACTCTCCTTCCGTATAGCGGAAGTAACACCCGTTCTTTCGATAGGTTGTACACCGCTTTTTATAGGACTTCACGAGATAGGGAATATTGTCCACAAAGTCATAGGCGATAGCGTCCTCTTTACCATCAAAGGTACGAGCAATTCTGCCGATACTCTGTGTGATAACCGCGTAATCGTTCTTGGGTGTTGCCAAGAACAACCGCTCTAACCGAGGAATATCCAACCCCTCTTTTGCGAGGGAGTAAGTAGCGAACAGGTACTTCTTTTTACCGCTTCGCATATCCTCAATCGCTTTTTCTCGTTCAGCCTTTCCCTTTTTTGTTGTCATATTGCCGCTCACCATTACGGCATTTTCCCTCATGCTTCGAGGGAGAGCGTTCATAAGCCGTTCAAGGTGTTCCAGTCTGTCGGACAGAATAAGACAGGAATGGTCTGCTTCCGATACAATCCATGACGCTATGAACGCTATACGGTAATTATCGTTACAAAGGTAGGTAATGAGCTTTGTGTAGTTCAGCGTACCGTCTGAGTTCAGACATTCGCGGCTGATTTCCACGCCTGTCCCAACAGGGGTGATACCTACTTTCATAATCTTGTCTCCCACGGCTTCATCGGGAACGGTGTAAACCACATGACCGAGTAGGGCATAAGTAGCTTCAATCATTCCGTCCGAGCGGTGTACCGTAGCGGAGAGACCGATTTTATGTCGTGCCGACAAGCTGTTCAGAACCTTGTAGAACTGCGTCATAGCGGTAGGTGTTCCCGCTACACGGTGACACTCGTCCACGATAATCACATCAAAGAAGTCCTTGTACTGTGCGAGGTCGAGCTTGCACATCGTTTGGATAGTGGCAAATGTGATACCCTTACCTATATTGACCTTACCCTCTGTGATAGTTCCGATGAGGTCTGAGTCCATATACATTTCGGCACGAGCTTTACTCTGCCGGAGCAGGTCGAGCGTGTGGGTGAGCCACAGGGCGCGCTTTCCGAACCGCTTTACAAGGGCAATCCCCATCTGCGTTTTCCCGCTACCTGCCGCGCTCTGCAAGATACCGTATTTCGCGGCGTACAGAGCGTCCACAGCGGTCTTTTGGTAATCGTAGAGTGGAATATCCACCCCGCCATAAGACACGCTCACAGGGGTAGAAAACGCGCTCTGAAAGGTGCTTTCTTTTGCGATACAGTCCGGCAGGTTTCGGAGCGTCCCAAAGGGAAGAATCAAGGTGTTGCCGCGCGTCTCGTACAGGGTCAGCGTTGCGGGTGTATTTCCGAGCCAAAAGTGCATACGGGCTTTCTTGGTATATTCGGGGTTCGTAATCGTGAGGTTGTGTTTGCACCACATCAATGCGTCCTGCGTGGGGTTCTCGATGGTGAGGACATTTGATACAGTTACATTCATGCCGCAACACCCCGCCTTAACCATTCCTCAAGGGTTTCAGCATATTCGGTGAACCATTCTTCGGAGAGATTTGCTTTATCGGCAAGGTCAAACTGCCAAAGCTCTACCATGTAAATGTTCTTGTCGAACTTTACTGCAAACCAACCAGTACCGTTTCCACTATCGTCCCATAGCTTCATCGACATTCGCTGATTGTCCTCAATGCGGGACAGACGGAACACTTTGCCGGAACATACTTTGCAGTCAATGAGAAACGGTGTCCCGTTTTTTACTGCGATAACATCTGCGGGTTGACCTGCCGCGTTCTGCGCGAGATTGTGTACCCAGTAGCCGTGTTGAAACAGCAGGTCGCAGAACTCAGCTTCAAAGCCGTTGCCGATTTTCTTGTTACTCACGACACACCTCCCGAATATTCTCCAATTTTTCACGGAGGTTTTCGTTCTGTACGGTAAGCTCATCAATCTGCCCGTTGCAGGAATCCTCGATTTCTTCAATCACATCACGGAAATACTGAACCGCTTCGTACCCCATGTACCGTTCGAGTAGATATTCAAAATCTTGTCGATTGAACAGGGTTTCAACTTTTTTATCCAACAGTTCAATTACTCTTGGCATTTTGAAGCACCTCCTCGTAATTTTGCATGAGACCGAGAATCGTGTTGGAATAGACAATTTCCTTGACCCCGTTCTCCCATGCTTTTCGCGCACCGTAGTCACCCATGTTGTAAGCCATAAGAGCTTTCGTGAGGTCTCCGTCATAACGGCTGACATACGACCCGATGATTTTCACGCCGCAGAACACATTCTGATAAGGGTCGAGCATATCCGCACACCGATACTCCTCGTTGAGCCATGTGTGGTTGACCGCGTTGATTTGCATGAGTCCATAATCGTCCGTTTTACTGATAATTTCGGGGTCAAATTGACTTTCATGCTCAATCATTGCATAGATGAGTGTTACAGGGACATTTTCATCGGCACACACTTCATAGATGAACCTCTGCAAGCTATGTGAGAGAGGAACATCGAAATAGAAGATGTCCGATGTTTCGGGGAGCTTGTTTGCGCTATATACAGGGACTTCTACGGTCTCCGTGACGGTAACGGTTTTTGTCTTTGCAGGAGCGGTCACTCTGCCGATTACGAACGCGATAGCCGCAATTACTACAAGGACGATAAGTAATCTTACGAGTCGGTTTCTATTGACTCGCTTTTTAGTTCTTCTACACTCAGTAGCCATTTTTGATAGTCCTCCTCGTTCTTAGGGTCTTGGTAGAACCGTTCCAAAATCCCCATCAATGGTCTTGCGAGGTCGCTCACCTGTGACTCAGTGAGCTTCAAGTTCAGTGAGGATTCTGTCACATTCATCGAGGACTCGCTTCGCCTTTGGATAGGTATAGACCCCGCGAATAATACTCGACATTTCAGGCGGCTGAACTGTGATACCTCGCTTACGCAGTTCAAGAATCATATCCACCTGCTTTACGCCAAGTGCTTCCATTCGCTTCTGAATCTGACTCATCGAGATTTCCTCCTTTCGTGGTTCTTGAAATCGAAATTGCCATTGACAAAAAGGCGAATTATTGTTATTATTGTTATAGGACTAATCCGCTTCAACTTCCCGAAAATTGCCGTTTTCGAGAGGTCGGTTTCTTATTGTCAATTCGGATATTCCGAACTTCTTGTTCTTAGTATAATTCTTATTATCTGAATTGTCAAGAGGTAAATTCAAAATATCCGAATTACTTTCCGAGGAGGGAACTCTATGACTTTTGCTGAGAACATCAATCGTATCTGTGCCGAGCGTGGCACGAACCTAACCGCCGTTATCAAACAAATAAAAAATGGACAGTCTTCATACACGACTGCCATCAATAAACGAGGTTCTATACCAAACCAAGAGAAGTTGCTTGCTCTCGCCAAAATTCTGCAATGCTCTGTAATGGACTTTTTTGCCGATGAAGAAGACCTCTGCTGTGAGAAAGCTGTACCCGAAAATGAGGACGAGGAGGACATTCTAAAGGTCTATCGTGCGTTACCTCGCCGAGCCAAGCATGAGTTCATGGCAATGGTTTATGATTTCGGAGACCGAAAAGAATACGAGGGGGATAAAGCAAACGCTATCGGTTGAGCGCGTCATTCCCATTGAGTTACTTTACCGAAAGCGTGAATTGGAGGTGAGACTACGAAAGCAGTAATCTATGCTCGATATTCGAGCCACAATCAAAGAGAGGAGTCTATAGAGGGTCAGCTCCGAGAGTGCCACGAGTTCGCAATCAAAAATGGATTTACCATCATAAACGAATACATTGACCGCGCCCTTTCCGGCAAAACAGATAATCGTCCGAGCTTTCAGCGTCTCATCAAGGACAGCGAAAAGGGACAGTTTGAAGCGGTAATCATGTACACCCTTGACCGTTTTGCCCGTAACAGATACGACTCTGCTATCTATAAAGCCAAACTGAAAAAGAATGGGGTACGGGTCTATTACGCAAAACAACCCATGCCGGACACGCCGGAGGGCATTATCCTTGAGTCTGTCCTTGAGGGATATGCCGAATATTACTCAGAGAACCTTGCCCGTAACATCAAACGAGGTATCAGAGAGAACGCCCTCCAAGGTCTTGCCACTGGTGGTGCAAACCTCCTGCTTGGCTATACCGTAGGTGAGGACAGAAAGTACGCTGTTGACCCTGTTGGGGCAAAAATCGTGCAGGAGATATTTCAGCTCTACGCTGATGGTATGTCGGCTACCCAAATCATCAACTACTGCAACGAACAAGGGTATAAGACAGCACGAGGTAACGCTTTTAACAAGAACAGTCTCAAGACCATTCTCCGAAACGAGAAATACATCGGCACATACAAGCTCATGGACATTGTTATTCCCGATGGTATGCCCGCTATCATAGACAAGGTACTGTTTGAGAAAGTACAAGCTATGCTCAAGCATAATGGGAAAGCGAGGGCAAAGGCGAAAGCCCACGAAAACTATCTGCTGACTACCAAACTGTTCTGCGGTCATTGTGGTAGTCCGATGGTCGGTGAGAGTGGCACATCAAAAACAGGGCAGGTGCATCATTACTACAAATGCACAAAGGCAAAGCGGGAACACGCTTGTAAAAAGAAATCCGAACGAAAAGACTGGATAGAGAAACTGGTAGTCCGCTATACAGTTCGGAATGTGTTGACTGATGAGAATATCGCCCTTATTGCAAAACGGGCTATGGAAATCATCGAAAAAGAATCAGCAGATACCACCTACTTGGACGGTCTCAATGCTGAACTGAAAGATGTTCAGAAAAAAATAAAGAACCTTGTCTCCGCAATAGAGCAAGGTATCATTACTTCTGCTACCAAAGACCGCCTTGACGAACTGGAACAGGAGAAGTCCGATATTGAGGGGCGTATCGCCCGTGAGGAAATGAAAAAACCGCTCTTGAACGAGAACCGCATTAGGTATTGGCTTACTTCGTTCAAGAGCGGGAATGTTGCTGATGAGGATTACCAACGGCGCGTGATTGATACATTGGTAAACTCTGTATATGTGTATGACGATGAAGATGGTGGAAAGCGGATTGTGCTAACATTCAATCTTTCGGGCAATAATACCGCTACTCTCACGAGTTCGGATATTGGGTGTTATGCTCCACCATATATAGAGGATGTAGTGATAACGGTAGCACGCCTGCCCAGGGAGCAGGAAGAACGGTTCGAGTCCGGCATCTTCTACCATTTTTGGGGCACGTACAGCAACTTTCAAAAACTTTTTATGGGAAAAAGAACAATCGTGTTCCGTATTTTGAGACGCTAACAGCAATTTTGAAAACAATTCTACTTGAAATAGAAAAATCATCGCCTTTAACTAAGCATATGCCGAACAAATGTGGTGTCGTTAAGAATGCGTCTCGTAGATCTATATTGGCCCGTAGCTCAGATGGTAGAGCGTCTGACTGTTAATCAGATGGTCGCAGGTTCGAGTCCTGCCGGGTCAGCCATATTGCGGGGTGTAGCAGTGGTAGCTTACCAACCTCATAAGCTGGTGGTCGCAGGTTCGAGTCCTGCCCCCGCAACCATGCCCGTCCCACGAACAGAGCGGAGACTGTAAACCGAATGGGAAATAGAAACCTTCACATCTGGCAGTGATGACTTTTACAAGGTTTTGGGAGTAAAACCGGCGCAATCCGGCAGGCGAAGTACGAGCCGGCACCATGGCTTACGGTGTGAGTAAGCCGATCTGTCCGGTTAGCTCAGCTGGGAGAGCATTTGCCCTACAAGCAAAGGGTCGGCGGTTCGATCCCGTCACTGGACACCATATGCGGGTGTAGCACAACGGCCAGGGCACCGGCCTTCCAAGCCGGGGATGCGGGTTCGATCCCCGTCACTCGCTCCATATGCCGGAGTGGTGGAATCGGCAGACGCGGAGGACTCAAAATCCTCTGGTAGCGATACCGTGTGGGTTCAAGTCCCACCTTCGGCACCAAGGCGTATCTGCATTAAATCACAGCCCTGCACCATTTTTTCGGTTTTGATGGTCACTCGACCCAGTGCCAGCACTGGGATGAGAGGGTTGCAATCACGAAGTACAAGTGATGTGAGCCACGCAAACCGTATATGGCAGTATGACTGGAGATGGCTCCAGCACGACCTCATACGTCGTAAGACGCAGGTTCGAGTCCTGCTACTGCCACCACAGCTCTCCCATTTTGGGCGAAACGATATTATAAATAGCGGTGGCCTTATGAGTGGGGCGTTAATCAATGGGGCTGACATCCATTACCGCTGAAGTCAGCTTATGATACCGTAGCCAAGTGGCAAGGCTCTGGGCTGCAACCCCAGGATCATAGGTTCAAATCCTATCGGTATCTCCATATTGGGGTATCGCCAAGCTGGTAAGGCATCGGACTTTGACTCCGACAAGAGGTTTACCCTCGACCGCAGGTTCGAGTCCTGCTCCCCCAGCCAATAAAATAAATGCGGTGGCGGAATAGGTAGACGCTGTGGGCGATTGGGAAGGTAGACGTGGAAGTATCTTGCTCTGCAAGGGGTGCTATCATGCAAGGTGTAAATCCTTGCCCGCATTTTTATATATGCTCCCATCCTCTAACTGGAATAGGAGGCCGGCCTCTCAAGTCGGCAATACGAGTTCGAGTCTCGTTGGGAGTACCAGAGGTGGATCTGTGAAGGGGCTTGTGCGCACAAGTTGTTATAACAGAAAGAGTAGTCTCATGAACTGCTTGCCATAACAAGGCTTCCAACTGGAAGCGCCTTGCCATAATTTATAAAGCAGGTGCAATTATGCCGAAGAAAGATTCGGGCGTAACGAAAGAAAAGACATCAAAAATCGTTAAAAAGATTCCCGCCTCTGAGTGTGGTACCGGTGTGCTGTGTACAACGAGGTCGGGCAAGCAGTACCAGATCAGCCAAAATCCAGAAAAGAAGAAGCATACGCTATGGCATATTGTGGATGGTGGATATGAGAAACTTGCGACTGGAAATTCGCCATATGATCTATACCCTTTAATTGATTGGGACAAATAAATCCAAATATGCTGCTATGGTGGAATAGGCAGACGCGCCAGCTTGAGGTGCTGGTGGGAGAAATCCCGTATGGGTTCGAGTCCCATTAGCAGTACCAACATGGTGCGTTGGACGAATTGGTAGAGTCACCACCCTTTCAAGGTGGAATTTCCGGGTTCGATCCCCGGACGCATCACCAAAGCAACCTAAATTGGTTGCAAAATAAAAATGCAACCATAAATGGTTGCTGTATATGGCGTGTTAGCTCAGAAGAGTAGAGCGCCGGCCTGTCACGTCGGAGGTCACGGGTTCAAGTCCCGTACACGTCGCCATTTTTATAGGGGTTTGGTGTAATTGGTAGCACTCCGGTCTCCAAAACCGATGTAGGTGAGGGTTCAAGTCCTTCAACCCCTGCCATGCTGACATAGCTCTAATGGTAGAGCGGTTGCTTCGTAAGCAATAGGTTCAGAGTTCGAGTCTCTGTGTCAGCTCCATATGCTGGTGTAGCTCAGTCGGTAGAGTGGCTGATTTGTAATCAGTAGGTCGGGGGTTCAAGTCCGTCCACCAGCTCCATATGCGGGTATAGCTCAGTTGGTAGAGCAGCTGACTCTTAATCAGAAGGTCGTGGGTTCACCCCCCTCTACCCGTACCAATATAAGAATAGTAAATATAGGGGAGCGCCAGAGTTGGAGAGCTGGGGCGGTCTGTAAAACCGTTGCTTTCGAGCTGAGTGGGTTCGACTCCCACCTCCCCTACCATACAAATATTTGTTGCTACCCGATATGCAGCTGAAATAAGGTCGGGTTCAAATTGATGAGTGGGTGATTCAATGAAGTTTCCGTTTGGATCTTTAATGTATTATGTGTCCCCGGTGAATGGAGCAAAAACACTTTGCCTATACATTCGAGATGATCATGGAAAGGCTGTTGTGTTCTTTGAGCACGCAGAATGGGCAGCTCGGGTTGGGTACGATCAGCTTGAAAAAATAATGTGTGCCTAAATTTCACAAGTGGCGGAATTGACCCCAGTAGGTGCGGGGAGCAGTCTTGAAAACTGTTGGTCGTGATGAGCGGCTTGTGGGTTCGAGTCCTACTTCCGCCGCCAACGGGATGTGTTGATATTTACTGCTTTCTAACGACCCCAAGACAAACGGTACGAAAGCGGCGCGGTTCCAGCGATAGGGGACGGTGGACTTTGCTACGCTGTCCTGTGCAATGCCGATAAACAAAAATGCGTAGCGCTATGGGATGATAGCTCAGTTGGAAGAGCGGCAGGTTGAAGCCCTGCGCGTCGGAGGTTCGATTCCTTCTCATCCCACCAGTCCGTAAGGATACTACCTATGATGACGTGTGACGGCTCTGACACGTCGGTAAAATAAAAATTGGCCGTGTGCAGGTAGATTGGGGTCGCTCCCTCCGGTGAAAGTCCGGCGCAGGCAAAACGCGATAGACCAACCTAAACGCTGTAAGCAAAGCGGCAAGCCGATCAGGAGCGCGGCGGGCTGGCATACCCCAACGGGACTTCGTGAACCTGAGAAAGTATGCCCCTCTAAAGGTAGTCAGCAACGGAGGATAAATAAGTGTAGTAACCGTGCGAATCGGAATTATTGCCTGATTGAATATAACATATGCGCCTGTAGCTCAGTTGGGAGAGCAGCGCACTTTTAATGCGTGGGTCGGGGGTTCAAATCCCTTCAGGCGCACCAGAAAAAATTATAACGATTGAGAAAACCTCGGGGTCTTTGGACTTCCGAGGTTTTGTCATATAGAAAGGAGGTCGCGGACATGGCGGCAAAGAAACAGCTGATGAAACCGGCTACGCAAAAGGTAGTGAAAGATGCGAAGCCTACCGAAGTTGAGCCGCGTGTAATCAGCGATGAAGAATATCGCTGTACCTGCTGCGGCCACAAGTACAAAAAACAGGAGACTAATTTTGGCCGTTCAAAGTCCCCTATTTATAAGGGTAACAACGGCTTTGTCTCTATCTGTAAGAACTGCGTTGCAGAGCTTTACGAACAGTACGTAAAGTTCTATGACGGAGACGAAGATGCAGCGGCAGAGCGGATTTGCCAAATCACGGATATGTACTTTGATTTGGACATCTGGGCGTCGTCACGAAAGATCAGTGAGAGCCGCAATGGAAAGAGCCGCAATCGGATCAGTACCTATATTTCCAGACTGAATTTGAGCCAGGTAGACGGAGCAACGACCTACTCTGATACATTGGTGCGGCGCTGGGAAGCCAATGTGGAAAACGCACCTACGGTGGAGGATGTAGCAAAAAATGACGACATCCAGACGCCCGAGGAGGTTGTGCGCCGGTTTGGTGTCGGTTTTGATGCTGGCGACTACGATTCTATGCAGTACGAGTATCAGGATTGGGTAAAGCGATACGGCGAGCCGATGGATAAGCGGCAGGAGGAACTGTACGTTTCGATCTGCTTTATGAAGCTCAATCTGCGGAAGCTGCTTCAGAAGGGAGATTCCAACATTGGTACGGCTGCGAATAGCTACAAGTCGCAGATTGACGCAGCTACTACTGAGATCGAAGACCGGAAGAAAAAGGCTGAGGCTGAAAAGCAGCTGAGTCCTTTGGGAGAAATGATTCGAGACATCGAGGAGTTTTGTCCGGCTGAATATTACAAGGACAAGAAGCTGTATGCGGACTTCGATCATTTGAAGGAGTATATTGAGCGGTTCATGACCAGACCTCTTCGCAATCTATTGACCGGCTCTAAGGAACTGGACAAGGAATTTAGCCTGTCTGATTCGGAGGAGTGAGTTATGGATTACGAAGCGTTGATGGATGAGCGGCAAAAACACGTCCATGAACATTTCTCACCCAATAGCAAATTGAACGACCCTGAGTTTGTCAAAAAGCTATTGGATTGGATAACGTTTTGGCGAAGGAACCCCAGCCGCTTTGTGCAGCGGTATTTCGGAATTACTCTGTATCTCTATCAGCACATCATTTTGTACCTGATGGATATTTTTCCGAGTATCTGCATTGTGGCCGCTCGTAGTGCGGCAAAGTCATTTATCATTGCGGTCTATGCCTGTAAAGAAGCAATTTTGCGGCCTGGATCATTGATCGTCGTAGCTTCGGCAACAAAAAAGCAGGCGAGATTGATCGTATCAGAAAAAATCGCCAAAGAGATTTTGCCAAGATCTCCGTTGCTTCAACAGGAAATTAAGACCATCAAGGACAACCAGAACGATATCGAAGTGAAGTTTAATAACGGAAGCTCTATTGTCGTACTGGTTGCCAATGAGAATGTGCGTGGATACCGTGCTACGGTCTTCATTTATGAAGAGTTCCGTATGATTGTGAAAAGCATTATCGACACGGTTCTTTCTCCTACGCTGTTCCAGCGGCAGATTCCGTTCAGAATCAAGTACCCCGACGAGTACAAAGAACTGAAAGAGGAACCGAAAGAAATCTATATCAGCTCTGCATGGTACAAATCTCACTGGATGTGGGACTACATGAAGCTCGTGACCCGCGATATGTTGGGCAAGGGCAAATCTGTTCTGATCGGTATGGATTACAGCATCGCTTTGAAGCACGAGATTAAAACACGTGACTTCTTGGTGAAGGAGCGAAAGAAGCTGGATAGGGTTGCCTGGACGATTGAGTATGAAAATCAGATGGTGGCCGAGAACGCCCATGCTTACTTCACCTACGATATGCTGAACAAGAACCGCGTGTTGAAACGTCCGTTTTATCCCAGAAAGAACGAAGACGTGCTGTCAAAGATCAAAGCAAAGCACACAATTCCCAAACAGGCAGGAGAAATCCGTATTGTCGCGTGCGATATTGCCCCGGAGGGCGGTACCGGCAACGATAACTCGGTATTTACCTGCATTCGTGCTCTCCCTGAGAGCAAGGAGTATAAGGTTTCAGATACCAGCGGCGATCATATTGAGGTCAAGCAGGGATATCGCCGGCAGGTAGTTTATATGGAGCCGCAGGCAGAATTTGAAACGACAAAACAAGCCATTCGCATTAAGCAGCTGTTCGCTGACTTTGAGGCGGATTATTGCGTTTTGGATACACGAAACGCGGGTGTCGCTATTTACGACGCTTTGGCTAAAGTGCTTTATGACGTAGATCGGAATGTGGAATACGAACCTTGGACGTGTATGAACGATGATAAGCTGAAAGCTCGTATCGTAATTGCAGGCCAGAAAGAGGTAGTTTTCTCGGTTAAGGCGTCTTTGGAACTGAACAGCAAAATTGCTGTTTCTATGCGGGATAGTTTGAACAACCGAATGATCGAACTTATGGTAAGCAACCAGGAGGGCGTTGAAGAATTGCAGCGCTTGTATCCTGAGTATGCCTCTGCTGATGTAGATACCCAACTTTTCTATGAGCGTCCTTTCCTTGAGACGGTGGCGTTGATCAATGAGATGATTGGGTTGGAGTATACTGTGCAGAACCAGACCAACCTCATTAAGATTGAGGAACGTCCGGGTGCGCGGAAAGACCGGTACACATCGGTATCCTATGGCAACTATTTCGTTTCACTTTTGGAAGCGGATCTTTTCTCGGATAGCTCCGGGTATGAATACGTAACACTTTGTAATTAAAGGAGGTGAAGACAAGTGGCAGGAAGATCATTCTTTGGTCGGATTATGGGCCGAGATCAATCTGAAATGCAGGCCGCAGTACCTGTGTCGCAAGTAAACAGTGCGCCGCAGGACAACAAGACCTATGAGTTTAACACACGTTTGGGTTCGTCCTATTTGAACGTGGTCAACTACGGTACGAAATGTACTGCTCCGTATTCCACGGAAGAAATCGCGCGAATGGCGAGAGATCCCATGCAGTATATCTCTGAGTTGCGTCAATGGGCGAAGTGGGCGTATTACTCAAACGGCACGGTGACGACAGCTATTGATAGCCTGGTTAGTCTTCACTCCCTTGATTATGTGGTGGTTGTCAAGCCAAAGAAAGCAGGAGGTTCCCGTAAAGGGTATCGTGCCAGCATGGACAAGATGACAAGCGTGCTCCGGTCGATGCGCTACAAGGAGGTTATTCGTGACGGTCTATTCCACGATGCCAATGAGGGTATGTACGTGGGGTACATGGAGACGAGAACAGTACCAGTAGACGATCGGCTTGCGCTGACTGATCTTGATATCCAAGGCATCACCGAGATTAACTCAGCCGGCGTCAACTGTGTTGTTATTTCTTTGCCGGTAGAATATACAAGAATCATTGGCCGCAGGAACAACTGCTACGAAGTAGCGTTTGACCTGCGGTATTTTAGCGCCATGACAGAGGGAGATCGTAAGCGTAAGCTGCAAGGCTTCCCTCGTCAGATCCAAGAAGGATGGCGTAGATATTCCAATGGAGAGTTCCCGGATGGTGCGTGCTGGCAGAGACTGGACTGGCGCAAGACGATTGTAACCAAGATCAAGAGCGGACAGAACGATCCGTACGGCGTGCCTTTTGCAGTAGCCGCGTTGGACGATATCGACTATGCCAAATACTTCATCAATACGAAGCGGCGTGTGTTGGATACGGTCAATAACCAGATTTACTATGAGACTTTCCCCGAGGGAAAGGAGAAGGGTACATCTGCTCTGTCTCAGTCACAGCAAGAAAACCAGCATAACACAGTCAAGCAAGCGCTGACGCAACGCAGCAACACAAACGGTGTATCATTCTTCTCTTTGGCCTCTGGCACGAAGATGGATCGGCTTCCGGTCGATCTCTCCCTTTTGAATGAGGAAAACGAAAATGCCATCAAAGAGGACGTGAATGAGGACATTGGTGTGGCCGCTGCTGCTCTGAGCGGCAGTTCTACGGGTAACTACGCCACGGCCACACTGAATATGGAAATCGTTGCGAATAACGTATTCACGTGGATTGAGGCTTTGGTGGAAGAGCTGAATAAGTGCTTGAATTACAACGTGATCAGGGACGGCAGCTACCGGGTAGAGTTCCGGGTGCTTCCCATTACTTTTGTCAATCGAGAAAAACAGGTGAAGTTTTTCTCTGATCTGTATGCCCGTGGAAAGGGTAGCTTGATGGCATGGATTGCCTCTACAGGGTTTGACGTGGATGACTACCTCTCCCTTATGGATCTTGAGTTGGATGAAGACTTTGAGAACAAGTACCCTGTGCATAAGACCTCGTTCACTGTTACCGGTAAGGATGCGCCTGACGGTGATGTGGACAAGAGCACCGGTGGCGATCCTCCGGTCAATCCAAGCACAGAGTCTACAAAGGCTAATAATGCTAACGCAAGCCCCTCTCCGTCAGGATAAGGAGGTGAGAGTATGTCTGAGAGAGCTTTTGCCCCTATCTATGAGATCTCCAGTGAAAATAAGATTGCTGGCAGACGACCTATCAAGGTCGTATTGCATGAGATCTTCCCTGATAACACTCGTTGGCAGGAAAACGGAATCTCATGGAAAGAGGAATATGTTCAAGCTAACCTCCACTCCGTTGTCGGAATGTCGATTGTAGCGGAATTTTTGACCGAAGATCGGGATGTTCCATACAATCACGGTATGACGGATGTACGGGAGGAGGATAAGCTGCCTTTGTTTGAAGACGCCACTATGGTTGGACACTTCGACAAGGCGTATGTGGATGACGTAGAAATCGGAGGCGTTACTAAACGCTGCTTGGTAGCAGAAGGAACGCTGGATGAAATGCGTTATCCCAAGTTTGTTGCTTGGCTCCGCGAAAATATGGCGGACTCTGTTGTTAAGGGTTCCGTGGAAATTGTGGGTAAGCCCGAGCACGATGGATACATTATTTACTCCGGCGGTTGGAAAGAGGAAGGTCGTGTTCCGCAGTATTACGATTACAGCGGATATGCGATTCTCAGTGTTAAACCGGCTGATGAAGCCGCTATCGTAATGGAGCTAAATAATAAAAAACTGGACAAGGAGGATGGAACAATGGACGAGAAGACCAAGAACGAGTTGATGGCGGCTGTGACTGGTGCTGTCTCTGAGGTCAACTCCAAGTGGGAGGAGTATTGGGCCAAAGTTGACACACTTCTGGCTGAGATTAGCCAGCTGAAAGCTGACATCGCACAGAAGGAAGCTGATATCAAGCAGCTTCAGGCGGATTACGACAAGGAAGCTGCCGTGAAGGAAGCGGCAGAGGCCGGACTGACTGAGGCTAACGCCGCGAAGGAAGCGGCAGAGGCCAGCCTCGTTGAGGCTAATGCCAAAATCACCGAAATGCAGAACGCCGCTGCCGTGGCAGAGCTGAATGCTGCACTGGCCCCCTACACCGAGGAGCAACGTGCAGTTGCCAAGGAAGATATCGACGCTTTCAATTCCAATCCCGGCAGCGTAGAGATCAACAGCATCGTTGGCAAGATCTGCACCGCTATGGTGCAGGCGGCTCGTGAGAGTAAGATCGCAGAAACCAATGCCGCCAGCCAGATTGACGTATTTGGCATGACGGATGACGCCGGCAAGAAGGAGAACACCGACCCCGCCGACGTGGACGTATTTTAAGAAAGGGATGAAAAACAATGAAGGCTAAGACGATTGGTTACTACAAGAACGTGCAGAACGTTGGCGACGTTAATGCCGCCGTCGATCTGAAGGTCGGCATGGGTGTGGTGCTGAATCGCGCCGCTCGTACTGCCAACCTGCCCGCCTCTGAGGAGGAGGCTAAGGCTTGCTTCCGCATCGTGAGCAATATCAACGACAAGCCTGAAATGCGTAATTTCGAGGAGACGTTGACGGTCAAGGCCGGCGAGAAGGTACGTGCCGACGACCTGACCACTGTGGCAAATCTGGAGATGGAGTTTGCCAGCTATGAGATCAGCACCGACTATGCCGGCATCTCCGTTGGCGATAAGCTGGTCTTTGGTACGGATGGCCTGCTCGCTAAGAGCACCGACGTAACCGGTTACAAGGTGTACTTCGAGGTTACGAAGAAGACCGCATACATGGGCAAGGGCGTCCTCGTCGTTGTCCGCGTGCAGTGAGAAGAGAAAGAGAGGGATAAACGATGAGCACGATTTATGAAATCAACATGAGCAACGCTCAGGCTGATGTGAATACTGGTCGTGTCAAGCAGAACTCCAAGATCGTGGAGGTATTTTCTGCTCTGAGCGCCGGTAAGCGACCCGAGGTTGACGACAAGACTCTGGACAAGAGCGTTGCAACCATCAAAGAGCTGTCCAGCAAGGCTATCGACGGCGATAACGCCGCCCGTAGCGAGATTAACTCCATCGTCCGGTTCTCTATTGAGCCGAGGCTGTTGGAGGTTGTTCGCTTGTTCGACTTCATGGGCACCTATCGCCGAATCGGTTACAACGAGGCTCCCATGATGAAGACCTACGGATACGAGAGCATCGATTCTCGATTCCAGGCATCCAGCAGCGACGTACCCTTCGCCGCTGTGAATTGGCGTGAGTATCCGATCGGCACCCAGACCATCTCTGCCGGTTTTGCTGTTGACTACCGTGAGCTTCAGAACGGTAACTTCGACGGCAATATCCGTGAGGGTATGAACCAGGTGCAGATTGATATGCAGAACAAGATGACCTACTACGTCATGACCGTTCTGTACAACGCCCTGAAAAACGCCAAGGGTGTGAAGCACTTCGCTGAGGACAACGGCATCACCAAGACCGCCGTTGACAATATGCTCAAGTCCATGCGTCGCTATGGTAAGGTCAACATTGCCGGCGATTACAGCGTAGTGTCCCAGTTCAACGACTTTGCTGGCTTCAAGCAGTTCTCCGCCGACGAGATCCGCTACGCCAACAACATTGTTGCCGAGGAGATCCGCCAGACTGGTCTGGTAAGTATGTACAACGGTGCTTTTGTAACCGAGCTGCCCAACGCGATCAACTGGACTCAGTTGAACAAGGATGGTACCGATTATGACCTGTATATGCCCCAGGGTTTGCTGTTCTTCCTGCCTCGCGGTTCTGTGTCTCCTCTGCAGGTCTTCCTGCGTGGCGGACTGACCACCATGACCGGCGACGACATCGTAACCCGTCAGCACCTGACCCGCTTCGATATGGAGTTCGGCGCAGGCGTTGCCGAGGGCATGGAAGATCAGATCGGTCTGATTTCCGACACGAACTTTGATGCTCCCACTTTTTAAGTGAGAGGTCTTTTTTTGTTATGAAAACGTACCCCTAAAAAGGGCGCAAAACGGCTCCCGCCTTTCGGC